GTATTGTGACAAATCAAACCTAGCCATTATTTCTTTCCCTTCTTGACTACTAGATAGGGGAGACCTTCTCCCTTTGCCTGCCTCGATGCTATGCGAACTTTCTGTCCGTCAACTTCCATGTAGGCGTATTTAGCCCGACCCATTGCATCGAGAACCTGTGACTTGATTAGGCGCAGTTCTTCCGCTGCCTCATCGTATTTAGCCTGTGCGTTTGCAAGGTAGTGCAGCGAGTCAATCTCAACCTCCGTCTCGTCAATCAGCGGGTGCTGGTAACGGACAGCTTCGTAGGTTGACTCCGAGCCATCCCACTCAGGTCGTTGGTCTGCAAACATACAAGCCTGAAAGTCAATCGCCTTCTGTCGAGCAATGTCAATCTCAAAGTCATCACGCTCAATCCAGTAGTCGTGCCAAGTCATTCCTGCGACTGCCACCAAAGCGGCCTTCTTGAGTCCGAGAATGTCTAGGTAGTGCTGCACCTGAGCGTAATAACCAGCAGGCAACTCCTCCCAAGTCTGTCGGCCTGTCTTGACCTCAATCACAATCCACTCGCCTGTCTCTTTGTGTCGAGCCAGCGCATCAGGGTTTGCATGACGAAACGGAATAAGAGCATCTTGATAAGTGCCAGTCAGGAAAATCTCATACTCAGGATGCTCCTCTGACCAGAGCTGAAGAATCGGCAACTCGAACGCTTTGCCGAATCTGATTGCCCAGTTCTCCTCAATCTGTGAGGGTATCTTGCCTGTCTTCTTTAGGAATAGAGCCATAGGTGACTCGAAAGGATTTAGTCCCATGATTGTGGAGATCTCAGATCCCCCGATGGATCCCTTGCGGGCTTCGTGCCATTCAGGCGTGCCAGCCTCAAAGACTCCGAGTAGTGTCGCTTCATTGAATTTCTCAGGTGCATGTATTTTGAACATGTCTGTATTTTCTCCCCTGCCTCCGACATTTATTCCGTAGGCTTCTACAATGGCACATTTTGACCAGAAGCACTATCGCCTTCTCAAGGCTATTCATGCGGCTAATGGCGTGCCTTGTGAGGATTTCCCTGAGCTTTTCTATCCTGAGGACATTCGAGATGAGACACGCCGAAGGTTGTCTATCGTGATCGCCAAGAGGCTCTGTGACACCTGCCCAGTCAAGGCTGAGTGCTTTAGGTATGCGGTGGAATCAGGCCAAAAGTATGGGATTTGGGCTGCAACTTTGCCCTCTGAAAGGTAGTTGACAGGTATTCAGAAAGTCCCTATGCTAAAAGCACTAATCATGCGTGTTGCTTGACCCGATTAGTCTTGAGTGGACCGCAACGGCTAAAGGTTTTTACCTTAGAAAATCCCCTGATGAAAGTCGGGGGTTTTTTCTTTTAATCCTTTTTGAATGCGACAGAGGTCAGCAGGCTCAAAAACCCTGCACCCAGAGATACCGAAGCAAGCCCAGCCCAGTCAATGGCGAATAGGCCAATTGAGCCTGATCCAAGGAATGCGATTGCTGCCTGAGCGACAGTCTTTATAGCCCTCTCGCCAGCGTAATTTAGGAAGTCCAGACTAAAGATCTTCATGATTGCCCTTTCTAGTTTTTACATCTTCGTAAGTAGCAAAAGCAGTATAAGCGGTCAGGATGATAGAAATCAAAGCCACTCCGCCGATGATTAGTTCTCGGCTGACTGATGAATCTGCCTCATAAGTAATCGCCCCAAACAGAATCATGAATGCAGACAGGGCAAAAGACAAGTAGATAAGTCTTCTGCGGTGTTTCCAGCTAGGCACTTAGTCGCTCGTCAATGAAGGTTTCAGGGTCAAAAACAACTCCGAAGAAAACTGAGGTTGGCCTTGGACCTATTGTGAGATGAAGGTGGCTACCTTTGGATGCTGAGCCTGTGTTGCCGGTCAGTCCGACAGTCTGAGATTTCTTTATCTTTGTCCCTGTCTTCAACTTTGGTTCTTCCTGAAGGTGGCAGTAGCCGATGAAAACTGTTCGCTTGCCGATCTCATCCCAAGCTGATTGAACTAAAACCCAACCTAGAATCCTCGACCACTTGACCGACTGGACTGTGCCGTCAGCCACCGCTGGAATGCGTGAGCCTTCCTTTGGAGCGTAATCAAGACCTCGATGTGCGATCAGGCGATTAGCCGTTGCCCCGAAGCGTGAGGTTATGAGCTTCTTAGAGAAGGGGTGTCTCATCGGATCAAGGCCCAGAGTGCTGCAATAAACCCTGTGATACCCGAACCAAGTGCTGTAAAGACAAGCTTCTCAATCCACTCCATGCGAGCAAGTTTCTGCTCTACTCGATTCATGCGTTGAGGCAAATCCTTGAGATTCCGAATATCCGAGACAATTTCTATTTGAACTGCCTGCAGCTCTACCAATTTTTCGTAGATGTCTCGTTGCGTTATGCGAACGCCGTTTGTTTCCTCAGCCATGACTAGCCTAGAAGTGCGAGTATCTCGGCCTCTGATAGACCTAGTGCTTCGAGCTTTGCCTTTGCACTTTCTTTGTTTGCCTGTTTCTGAGCCTCGGCAGTTTCCCTCTCAGCCTGTTCGATGGCGGCTTGTGCGGCTTGTGCCTCACGCTCAGCTATCTCAGCGTCTGTGAGAAATATGATTTGAACTTTGTCGGGGTGACCCTCTGGCAAAGAGCAGTCAACAACTAATCTCGATGGTCTGTCTGTCATGTTTTTATTCTACCTGTCTTTCATCAGGAGACCGTTACGCCCCCAGAGCTTCCTTTAAGTATGCCGTAGAGGGTTGCGGAGCTGTATTGAGCAAGATTTGATGAAGAACCACCTGGGTCAGAAAAAATTTGAATTGAGGAAATTGCAGCAGTGCTTGACCATAATCCACCGACAATGGACTGGTATGCGGAAGTAGCGTTGTTTTCCCCAATTGCATCTATAGAACATGATTTGTTAGTTGAACTTCTGTAATTTGGAATATACATGTAGGCATTTCCAAAAGTAGATGCAGTTGCACCAGATGCAACTGTATATGCATTGAAATAGGTGTTGTAACCAGCCGCTATTGTCTCACTATAGCTCGCAGCCGTAGAGCCATTTCCATATAAAATCTTGTATGTATAAATAGTGCTTGAGCTGTCATTGAATCTAATTCCCAAAGCAGTATTGGAACCAGTGTTTCTAGTGGAAAAAACAACCAATAAATCATCATAAATTTGTGGAATGCTAAGAAATTCAATTTCAGCCTGAGCCGAAGCAGCTTCTATATGTTCAATCTTTGTCCAAGCACTCATGTCTAGCTCCTACCTGCAAAGTTTATTTTCATTTTTCTTTACCCTGCCTAAGAGACTATTCCATACAAACTAAGTGTCGAACCAACTGCTATTTGAGTAGTTGAATCGGGGTCAATAAGAATGGAGGTAATAGCATTTGTGCTTGCCCATCTGCTTGCACTTGCATAAGCAACCATACTTGCATCGTTTGAGCGAGCTAATACAGTCTTGTGTTTGTCTGTTGCCGAGTAATCCATGATGTGTGCGATGAAGTCGCTTTGAGTATTTCCAAGCTCGACAACACGCCCGTCAGAACCTGAAGTCGAACTTGTTGTTGAGCCGTTACCATTCATTTGAACTCTTGTGTAATTGCTAGTATCTGCGTTGTAGGTCAAGTAAACAGGTGAATCAGCACTCAAAGCTCCGCTGAAAACTAAAACTAAATCTCGGTAGGTTGCAGGGATAGAAGAAAAAGTAACAGAGTTAACTGCTGAGCCTGTAACTGTGTAATTAGCCAAAGCAATATAAGTAGCCGTAGGCATTAGCTAGACCTCATTCCATATAGGGAGAAGCGAGAGCCAACAGGAAAATTACCGCTAGCGGGGGAAAGCGTAATTGTCGTGACTGCACCAGTATTTCTCCAGTCACCTGACAATAACCCAAGCATTCTTTCTTCTGCTGACGAAGTTCCCATAAATCCAGTCAACGCTCTAATTGTTTTATTTTTTGTTGTTTCAAATGGGTCAAGTATGTCAACAACGCTGGCAGTAAATACATTCGAGTTATTGTTATCTCCCGCAGCCCATCCCATGCGAGCATATGTCTGATTTGCAAAGCCTGTCGAGACAACTATTAAGCTGCTTTCGCCCGTGCTTAGGGCATGGAAAGAGTAATTTGAGCCTGTGTCGCTGTTAAATCTCAATCTCATGTCAGTAAAACCAACAACCGATGAAGTCCTGTAAGTAGCCCTCAATTGTAAATGCTGATAAGTAGTTCCGTAAGTTGAATTCAGGTTAGAAAAAGAAACAGAAGAAACGGCAGTTCCAACGCTTACAGTTTCAATCCACTCATAAGCACCAGCAGCACCGCCACCGCCTCCTGCTCCCGCAACAGCAAGAACTCCTAAAGGAATAGGCATTATGCAGTTATCTTTCCAACTACTCGGTATGTGTTAGCTGCAACCTTTTGAACAGTTGCGGCATTGTATTGCTGATCTATCTTGAAGGACACGCTTGTCCCGGCGGTCCCGGCACCTGCCCATGAGGTGACCGAGCTACCAGCCACGATCACAACAGTTCCAGCGGCATCACGCCAGATGTCAACCCTGTCACCGATTGAGAAAACATCCGGGACTGTGATTGTTGCTGCGGTTGTTGCAAGTGAATAGATTGTGTCATTTGCATCGGTAGCGGCGATTGTATAGGCCGTTGCAGTTGCGGCGATTGTGTTGACCGCAGGGGTTGTGTTGACAGGCCAGACCTGTTCCCAGTAAGTCGTAAAGACCTCAATCTTGTTGGTGTCAGTTAGATAGGACACCATGCCTTCGGTGGCTGTGCCGATGGCTGAGCCTCTTGCGGCTGAGCCTGCAAAGACCATGACTGCTTGGTCTTGTAGGTAATCCTGAACATTCGCAGCGGTTAGAACCTCACCTGCGGTAAATACTTTACGGCCTAAACCTGCCATGTTTCTCCTATTAGAAGGCTAATGCGTTGCCTGCGTCTAGCTTACCAAACTGAGCGTCATCCAAGACTAAGAGCGCAAAGTCAAGGGTCGAGAAGCCTAAAGACATGATGTGATTGTCTAGGTCAATTGAGTTGTCAATGCGGATGATTTCAGCATATTTAGAGATAGCCGGGGCAATGCCGTTGGGGGTGAATTTGATTTCGACAACATCGCCAATTTCTAAGCCGAGCAGGTTATTCTGCTCCTGATCAGTCAGCTCATCAAGCAAAATCTCAACCGACTCAAAGCGGTATTCAGGCTGTGAGTATTTGTTTGCATAGAAGTCAGCTAAGTCATCAACATCGCCATTGTCGTTGATTAGAAGCCCGGTTCGGGTCAGGTTGAAGATTCCGTAAGTGTCTATTGACTCAAGGTCTAGGGCTGTCACCTCATAAGAGGTTATCTCCGAGCTGACAACAATCTCGTTCGCTAGTAACTCTGATCCGTATTGAACTTTAAGGGACTGATATCTGATACCAGTTCCGTCATCAGCAAGGGTCACGCCTTGAGAAGTCGGAGCGGCAATGCGGTCTCGGAAGATTACATTTCCTGATTTACCGATAAAGAAAGCACCGGGTTCGCTTCGCTCGACTAGGCGCAAGTAGCTAAGGGCATTGGTGTTGTCGGCGATTGTGTCTGCGCCGAGTGTCATTAGGCCTGTGTCAACATCTCGAAGAGTAGAGGGCCAGTTGATTTCAGGCAGGTCAAGGATTGCGTTTATTCTTTCCCCTGACTTCTGGACTGAGTTTGTCCTTGTGGCGATTGTCTGTGTGGCGAATGAAGATGTTGCATCCGAGCAAGCTGCCGAAGCGGTTGAGTCTCCGTTTGGCTGATAGGTCAGATTCCAGTCATCGACAAGGCCGGCGAATTGCACAATCCCACCTGATGAAATCCTGACCTGACGCTTTGGAACTATCTGCCCTGCGTATGGGGATAGAGCGTATTCAGGGTCGAAGGTTCGGTCATTGTTATTGAAGACTATGTTTGCCAACCCTGAGTCGAACTGGTCAAGCTGGCGGTTCTTGCCTCGCTGGATTGCTACCGACTGAACAAGGTTCGTCACATCGAAGAACAGAACACCAGCCAAAAGGTATTCGGTGTTGTTCAGCTTGCCCTTTATCGGATCGTCAAGGATAAAATAAGGGCCAAGACCTGACGAGAGAATGTCAAATCCAAGCTCTACCTTCTGGACTGGCTGACTCAATTTGTCGGACTCACTAGAACTTGACCACCAGCGGAAACATACTTGGTGATGGTGTTACCCAAAGTCTTACCAACCATTGCCAGAGACTGCGTTGAGTCGGTCTTGACATTTATGTTGATTGTCGTTCCAACTGCACCTGTGCCTAGTGACTGAATTAGACCAAGCTGAGAGCGGAACTCGTTTCTTAGATTGACCGCACTCATAGCTTCGGCAGTTCTGCCAGCAATAGCAGATTCATTAGCAAACCTGTTAGCTGCGTTGATGCGCTCGTTGAGGTATTCGATAACCCTGCTTACATCGCTCATGGAGTCAATGAAGATACCTGTTGCATCTCTTACCGAAGATGCGGCTAAGTTTATGCCGGTCATGCCACCACCAGCAGCTCCGCCAGTTACACCCGGCGTTGTGCCAGTAATGTTTTGAATCTTCTCTTCAGCCTTAGTCTCTACCTGTCCGAGCTTCTTTAGGAACTCCGAGACAACCCTGTCAAGTCCTCCCAAGTCACCCTTCATAGACTCGATGTTCTCTTGGAAGGCTTCTCGGATTTTCTTGACGGCCTCGATCAGAGTCATGTTTGCGTCAATGACTTCCTGATTGAAGTCAAGTTGTAGTTCCTTGAGTGCTTCAGTCAGGTCAAGCTGCGTTTGAACATAAAGGTTCTTTAGTTCCCTTGTTGCCAAGCCTTGCTTGTTGTAAATCTCACGAGCTAGTGAGTCCATGCCTGTTTCGGCTGTTGCCTCAAGTGCTAGGAATAGTCTCTGAAGTTCTGCCTGCGTCTGAGGTGTCGATTCAAGAATTGCCGAAGCAAGTTCGTTTCCTGTGTCAGTTCCAGCCTGAACGACCTGCTCAATAAAGGTCTGCGAGAACCCAGCAGCGTTGAGTTTTCCCGCCTTCTCAAGTAGGGCCTGTGACTTTGACAGTCTGTTTGTTAGTCCTGCAATCAAGTTAGCGACAGACTTAGTTTCTTCGACCTCAAAGATGTCGGCAAGTGAAACTCTTACAACAGACTCGAAAGCCGTTCTAAGCCGATCCTGTGACTGCTGAATAATGTCTGCGAGCTTGTTAGCAAAGTCTTGCTCTGTCTTTAGGACTTGTTCCGCATAACGCTTCTGAGCAGCGGCTATCGTTTTGTTGTAGGTCTCTTGTGCTTTGGCAAGGTCTTTCTGTGAATCCTTGATAAATTTTTGAACACGCTCAAAAGCAGTCGGCCCAGTTGCGCCTCCGCCTCCGCCTCCACCACCGCCGCCACCTTCCTCAATAGGCTTGAAAGCAGCAACGAACTTATTGCTGAGATTTCGGAATCTATTTAGCTCGCCTGTCGTTCCGGTTATTTCATTTCTCAAGCCCTGAAGCCTGATGTTATTTAGGTCTCTGATGTGATCAGCAGCAACAAGGCCCTGCGTTCCCAAATCGCTTGTTGCCTCAGTTGCGTATTCAAGTCCCGGAATAAGCCCCTTGTAAGCAGATGAGCCAGCGGTCGCAGCAGTAACCCAAGCGTCTTCTGTTTTTAGAATTGCAATGCGCTGCTCTTCTAGTGCATCATTAGCCTTCTCGGTGTTCTGATAAACCAAATACATTCCAGCAGCAATTAGCGCAATTGCAGCAGCAGCAGCGACAAAGATGTTGGCTGCGCTTACGCCATTGAACAAAGCCATCGCACCTGTGGCAATTTGTATAGCCCCAGTCAAGGCTCGCATGGTAACTAGGCCAATACCTATGGCAATAAAAAAGTCCTTGATGGTGTCAAAGTTTTTGACAAACCAATCGCCAAAGTCAAAAGCCGACTTTAGGACATTGCCAATAGCATCACCAAAATCTTGAACAGCTTTCTTGCCATCAGGCGAGTTGATCCATTTGCCGAGTTGTTCTAGCTTTGGAATAAGGAAGTCTGCAAATTGCCTTACTAACTGCCCGACAACTGGCAGAAGGGCTGTTCCGATTTCAGCCTGTAGGTCTGTAAAAGTAGCTGTAAGGATTCGCTGTTGGTTCGCAAGTGAGTCAGAGGTGTTTGCAAAGTCACCTGCGGTTTTAGCTGTTGACTCTAAGAGCAACCCATACCGAGCCTGAACCTTTTCCTGCTCGGTCATTGTCTCGCCGACTGCGATCAGTCCAGTTCTTAGGGCGTAAGCCTTGACCTCCGAATCAAGCAGGTTGATACCAAATCTCTTTAGTGGTTCTGCCTCGCCAGATAGCCCAGACTGAAAGACTTGCAAAGCCTCGGATACTTGAATGTTGAACACCGATGCAAAGTCCGAAGCTCGCTGAGTAACCTCACCAATAAACCCTGCTACATCTCCACCTGCTCCGACAACCCTTTCGGCAAACGCAGAGAATCTAACGGCAGCCTGATTGAACTCGGTTCTTGCTAAACCAAAGGATTGTGCAGCGTTCTCACCAATCTTGAGGACTTCATCCGCCGACTTGCCAAAGGCAACATTGACAGCGTTGGTGGATTCTTCTAAAGAACTGGCGGCAGTTATGGACTGCTTGGCGAATAGGGCAATAGCAGCACCAGCAGCAGCGGCAGCAACTCCGACAGCCTTGAACGCCTTGTCAAATCCAGCATTAAAATCCTGAATAGCCTTTTGAGCGTTCTTGATTCCCTTGTCATCCCAGACAGATTTTAGGACTACATTTACTGCCATTTATAGAATTCCTCTGTTCGCATCTCGGTAAAACTCGCCAACGCTCTTATTTATTCGCTTCTGAAATTGTGGAAGGTCTTGCTCAACGGCAGGCCAAGCAATACGAGACGCACCCGTCTTCAGAATGCCAGAGGCCCTATTCAGGTTAGCGATGAACTTTCGACCTGCCTCGTAGGGAGTTCGTCTGGCGTAGGCAACCAAGTCACCCGAAGCAGTGCGTCTTACTACCGGGGTTAGGCCACTGTTTCTCTTACCTCGACCAATGCTTTTACCTGATCTACCAGCCATGTCAACGATGCTGGCAGCGGCAGATTTGAGCTTGATGCTTACCAAAGATGTTGTCAGGCTTCTGCCTCCAGTCTTTGCATTAACTCGTATTTGAGTAGCATCAGGGGCAAATTTGACACCCCAACCCGTTGCTCCATAGTTGAATCTCATACCACTAAGCGGAGTCACTCCTCGAATAGCCTGCTTGATTGGACTCTCAGCCTCTTTAGCAATGCCTCTAATGTCTTTGACAAATTGCTTTCTCAAATTTGGTTCGGTGTCTTTGACACGCTTAAGAGCTTCTTTCAAATCTCTCGCAGTAATAGTCGCAGTTGGCTTTAGCATCAGACACCTCTGGTCAATTCTACCTAATAGAAAACCGACCCCGAAGGGTCGGTCTCTATTTCTTTGACATCTCTTGCGCTCGCCAGACTAGGTAGCGGCCCATTGTCCAAAGCATTCGCTCATCGAGCTTCATAAGCTCTAGGGGACTCACTTTGTATTCGTAAGCAATGTTAACGAGATACCAGTGAGCCGAGCTATCTCCTAGCCCTTCGATGCTTTTGGGTCAACAGCTCCTACTGAAGCAACAGTCTCAACCCACTTGTCAAAGTCGAGATTGGTTTGCTTCTCTCTGGTAAGTGCTGACCATGCGAGCCAGAGCAGGTGAGTAACTTTCATCTCCTGCCCTAGCTTCGCAATGCTGAGGTTGTATTGGGACTCAAACTTAACCATGTCAGCCATGATTACCTTGACATCCTTCTTAGTCTCGTCGTTGAACTCGACTTCGAGTTGCATCCTCATCTTGGTCTCCTTTCTTATTTAGTTATCTAGGCTGATGTGCCTCTAGTGACTGCACCAGTGATGGTCCATGTTAGGTTCTGGACAGCCAAGTCGCCGACTGCGCCACTAACGGGGGCCACATTGTCCACAAGGACTGTGAACTCATACTTAGGGGTATTGGTTCCCGCTGGTGTTCCAGCAGGGAAAACGGCCACTGTTGCAACTGTGTTGAACAAGTTGTAAAGAATGCCGTCTAGTGCTGTGCTTGCGTAGTCGTTGTGCATCGAAAGGGTTACTGAGCCAGACTTTAGCCCGCCCTTGTATTCCCTCCAACCACTTGAGCCAAAGCTCGTGGTTTCGATTGCGTCTGAAGTTGTGGTTAGTTCAACGGAGTTTACATTCTGCGAGATTGCAGTTCCGTTGAGCTGGACAACAACATCCGTAAGGATTTGCTTTGCCATTTATTTATCTCCTAATTAGTTAGCTAACACACGAACATTGAACTCGGCTGCCAGATAAGTCACATCTGAAATCAGCACTGATCCGTAGTTCGTCATTTCGGTCACTATGCAGTCAAAGGCCTTTCCGCCTAGTGTCCTATCCGATTCTACCGCAAGCGAAACGGATGAGTCTCCGGTGCTTGAGCAGTAGGCATCGAGATTTCTTTGAGCAGTTCTTTCATCTACCCTGCCAACAACTACCTGAACGGCAAAGTTGTATTCGGTCATTCCACGCTTGAAGTCTTGGTGGTATTGCACTCTTGCAAGTTGCACTATTGCGATTGGAGGCGATGGGTTGTCGGGGATAGTTGGGGAAACTCTTAGCCCCGGAATGGTTGCAAGGTTCGCAGCAAGTCCATCACGCAGCTCTGTGATTGAGGCCACTATGCCATCCTGATTTTGCGGTATGGGTCAACTAGGTGCTGAACATCTGGGTCGAGTCTGAAGCCGACACGCATTGAGCCAAGCTCTCCGCTGATAATTCCTAGAGGCGAGTCAAGCCGCTTGAAGATTCTTGAGGCAAGAATGACAGTTGCCTGAGTGATTGCGATTGGCACTGAAGTCCAACCCCAAGTGCCGACTATCTCAACTGTGGCTTCGCCGTTGCGGTATGGGAACAGGTAGTCCTCAATTGCCCTGATCTGATAGTAAGAAGTTGTCACGCCACCTGCTCGACCATTCAGAGGCTCTGCCTGCCAGTCTTTCGCTTCCCAAGTGGTGTCAAAAGTCTCGCCGTCTTCGGATGTCTTAACTCTGGTCAGGGTAATAAAGTCCTCGGTCTCGCAGACATAGTTGTCAATAGGGGCAAAGATTTTGGTAGCTGTTCCAGCGTTGTAAAAGTAACGCTCAGTGTAAGAGTCAATCTGGCGTGAGGCTGATTCAATCGCCATTTCTAGTAGCGGATCGTCAATGCCGTCAGCTATTCCTAGTGCTGCCTTGAGCTGTAAAAGTGTGCAATATCCATTGGTGACGGCCATTATTCCTCCGCCTCTATTCTACCGACATTGTTCTGACCATCTCCGAAATCATCGGCCCTCTGAGGTAGCGGCTGTTGCGCCAGAGCAGTCGGTTGGTGTAGCTGAATTTGGTGGCAAGTCTGCGGTCAATCATGTTCGTTATGGTTGGTATCACTTCGATATCATCTCTGCCTAGCCGCTTGGCAATCATCTTTACTAGGTCGTATTTGGAAACCCAGTCATCGGGGACTAGGTGCTGAGTTCCAGCTAATAGGTAATTCTGTTTTATTATCCCTGCGACCACCCTTGCAAACGCCTCAGTTGTCACGCCGTTCCAGTAGTGATTGACAAAGCCGTTTATCCTTGCGCCTTCGGGTTGGTTCTTTACCCAGTCGAATAGCGAGCCTGTGCCGTTCGCTCCGATTATTGAGCATCGCAGGTTGAGCCAGTTGGCTGCCGAGACCTCGCCTCGCTTCTTGCTCACGCCGTAGGGGTCGGTTGCGTCTCGTTCGGAGTCTTCTGTATAGAAACCTTTGTCACCTGCAAACACGCAGTCAGTTGCAATCTGAATGAAGTAGATGTCTTTGCGAGTTGCGAGCAGGTGCGGGTAATCGCCGTTTATCTTTTCCAGCTTCTCGACTGTCGGCTTCTTCTGTGGGATTACGCCAATGCAGTTAATTACAACATCGCCTTCGGTCAGCATGAATCGGTCAATCGAGTTGGGTGCTTCATACTCCGAGCGTGAGGGTGCAATCAAGTCAAAAGAAGAAAGCTCTTTGACCATCGCCGAGCCAAGCATCCCCTCAGCTCCCAAGATGAGAACCTTCACCTGAGCGACCTTGATAGCTGTCTAATTTGCTCCATGCCCTCTGCTCTTTCATCAGGCCCAAGCAATGCCCCAGAGGTTGTCATGCGGTCATAACCTCTGTCAAAAACAATCCTCATCGTAGGAGTGTTGTATGGCTTTACAAGGTCCGTTTTCCTCATGTGTAGCGCAAGACCCCAGTCGGCGAATCTTATGCCCTCAGGGAAGCCTCCAGAGGCTTGCCAGAGGTGTTTGGTCATGGGGTTAGCACCGCCCAATTCAAACTCATAATCAAGGGTCATTGGATTCCAAATGCACTGCTGAACCGAGTCCGACCCTTTGGTTCTAAGCCAGTCGCAAACTAGGTTGCATCCCGCCGCCTCTGCCTCAGGTATCGAGTTCAAGGCTTTAGGCAGGAAATAGTCGTCAACATTACAAATAGCTATCCACTTGCCAACGCATAGATAGATTGCTTGATTCCAATACTCGGCATAGCTATTTAGGTTTTCTTTTATTACCCTGACAACACCCTCATTCGGAACGCTTGCCTTGACCGCTTCCCAGTTCTTCTCATCGGTGACAATGTTTATCTCAAACGGCTTAGTCTCTAGCGACTGCACTCCTGCCCACCATTGAGGCAGGAATTGAGAATAACCATCTCCCCAAATTGCTAGGGGTAGAGAGATTAGACCAGAGTCTTCAGGAATGGTAACCAATAGTGATTCCAGACTTTCACATCGTCAAACTGTTGAGCGAACTTGCGTGAGGTTTCTGAGTAGCGACCTTCTTCTTTTGTTACCTGATAAGCCTTCTCTAGCTGTTGTGCGATTGACGAGATATAGGGAACTTTCCACCATGCAATCTGCGCCTCATCCCAGAAGAGCTGTCCCTGAACCTTGAAGCCGTCTTCTGCTACCAAGTCTCTCGGCCCTGTCCAGTCGGATGCGATGACTCTTGTGCCACAGGCTTGCGCCTCAATGATTGGAATTTCAAATCCGCCACCGAGCGAAATCTGCAAGACAACATCGGCAGCCGAGTAGAAGCCAGCTAGGTCTTTCGGATCAACTCCTAAGCGGTAGTCGATGGGGTCAGGGAAGATAACAGAAGACATATCAAGCCCGCAAGCCTCAGCTAGTCGGGGAAGGTGAAAGCCACCATAAACACCCTTTGGTTCGGTGTGAACATAGAGATAAGCGTTCGGGTGTGTCTGTCGGAACATTGCAAAAGCCATGAAAGCCTCAGCGAAAGCCTTGCGGTGAATTGACTTGTTTGCTTTGTTAGCGGCATTCATTACGACTAGGAAGTCATCTTCCTTCACGCCTAGAAACTCTCTGCCGTCTTGCTTGCCAATCTTGTCGGTGCGCTTAAAGGTGTTGACTGTATCTATCGAGTGAGGAATATAAATGCCCTCAATGCCGACATCTTGCAACTGCTCCATGCCGAAGGGTGACA